CCTTTGGCTGGAGCCTTTCTCAAACAGACTAATCGGCAAGGCTCTGTCCATGCACATTTTGATGGCTGCCATTTGGCCTGGGTGGCCATCTGTCAACGCTATCTGGACAACTTTTTCGACTACATCTTTTCCAGACGACCTGATGATGATCTCTTTCAATTCCTTGATCCGCTGGTTGTCCGTCTTCGGTAAGGTGGCCGGAGGATTGGCAGCGAACTTTTGAATCGTTAGCTTTTCGGGACGTCCTCTTTTTTTTGCTGGTGTTGTGGTTGTCATAATTTTCCTAGTTTCATTTTTTCTGAGGGGAGGAGGGTTCAACAAAAATTTTTTGTCAGCCCCACCCTCCCCCCCCCTATCAAAAAGTTGTCAAAAAAAGTTAGTAAGCACTCACTTATAGAAAAAACCTATCAGTCGCATTTTACATAACGCTGGTTACGCGACGTTCAAACATTACGTTAGCGAAAACCTATAGCGGGGTGTGCATTTCTTTATCATTCCGGCATCTGTTGTTAGAAAATTGGCAAGAAAAAAAGAGGGGGGGTCAAAAAAATAAATGAAAGAGGCGGGGGGAGCATTCGGGGGGTACTTGCGAACAATCCTTGTTTGTTCGCCTCTGTTCGTTTGTTTTCGTTTCATGTTCGTTTGTGTTCGTTTGCTTTCGTTTTTCTTCGCTCAAAAGTTACTTACAATCCAGCCAAACAACCAATCGTGCCAATGCCTTTAGAACGCACCAGATCAAGCTGTACGCCGTTATTTCTGATCGCCAGTACCAACACCTATAAAATCATTTAAATCCATCTCAGGCCGGTATCCGGCGTTCCACAGAACCTGATACGAATCAATAACATTTTTGAAACCATCCGAGATATCGCCTTTACCCGCTGCGGCCAGTACCATCTTGTCAGCCATCGATAATTCGCGGTGAAAAAACCGGCTATTGATCGACGGCGGTCGTCCGTTTTTCTTTGCCATGCCCAAAATTCCCATAAAACATAATCAATTACTAATCTTATCAACTTACTACAGCTTTGCACCAAAATAGTGCAAAACAACCCACATCAGAACGAACAAACAGAACAACCCTAAAGGGTTGTGTTCTGTTCTGTTCGCTTCATCTGTCTTTGTCGAACAGAACAAAAAACTCAATTGTTCTGTTTTGTTCGCTTGTTCGGTGTTAGTTTGATAACGCTTCCCTTATCTAAAAATGACCATAAATGACCCTAGGGTCATGACCCTGAACAGGGTCAACTACCACTTTTCCGCATCATTAAACTACTGGCCAGCACATCATTCGCCACCACCCAACCGTGTTCGGACGACGTAATTACATCAGCTAATAACAAATCAGCAATAGGTCTGCCGGTCGCACTTTCCCGAACATACACCTTTGAGGACGCTTCCGAGATGCCCATCTTGCCAACCAAGTAGTTTAAAAACCCGCTGCGAGAACAGTAAGGAGCGCCAAGTCGTATCTCAGCGCCACTATGCCACCACGCATTTTCAAACATCTTGATGTGCTTATTAATGGCTGGCTCTTTCTTATCCTTCTTGGTCGGTGGATTGTCTTCCAACGTGAATACCGCACCGGTAATGGCTTGGTTGTCTTCGTCAACCCAACCCAAATCAACGGTCGATAGCTTGCCAAAGAACGGCTCTGGCGGCTCGGCGTCCTTCATCTTGGTACACGAAACTTCAATTGAATTATCGACCTTCATAACCAAAATACTGGAGTCTAGGCTCGCTTTCCATGCAGATGAGCCACGCGCTCGATTCTTAGAATCGATTGCATGACCGGTGTGATGGTTCAAGCAAATGCTGGAATTAAGCGCCCTTGAGACGATTTGGCAAGCGTTTAGCATATTCCGTGTGTCTTTGGCGCTGTTCTCGTCGCCCGACATATGGTTGTTGACCGTATCAATAAAGATAGCCGCAACGTCATCCTGGGTGATTTCTCGGATGGCATTGATGATCTGTGCAGCAATCGCTGGGCTGTCAATGTCCACGGCCTTGTTACTGATTAATAGGTTGTCCAAGTCGCTGATGTTGTTTTTGCGGCACCATGCGGTAACACGCTGTCGGAGTCCATAGTTACCTTCACCGGCCATGTACACAACAACACCGGCTTTGGTTTTGTGACCATGCCACGGCTGACCACTGGCGATACAACACGCCATGTCAAGGGTCAAGAAGGTTTTACCGGCGCCAGATTCGCCGTACACCATATTGACTGAGCTATCCGGCAACCATCCCTTAATGATCCAACGAAGTGGTGCTGGTTGGCCAAGGTAAGAACTGGCGCGAGTGAAATAATATTCCTGCGCCTCCGCTTTGGCTGCGTCCAGTATTGCTTCAGCAGCGTCCGAGCCTAAACCGATATCAGCGGCCAAATCGCTTTCAGGGTCGTACCGGCAAACAGAACGAACAATTTGCGATAGTTCGGAACTCGGTAACGGTATCTCGCAGCGTGTTTCGTTCGCAATGGACAACGCTGCCATGATCTCGGCTTCGGTCATGCCATAACGACGCATCGCACCACCGAGAGCAGTCAAGCCATTATTGCGGCTGCCTTGAATTAATCCGCTAGTTTGCGTTGGGTTGCGCTCGGCGGGTTTGCGAATGGCTCGATAGGCATTTAGCCAGGTCAATGAAATGTTGAACGGTGCGATGCCATCGAACGGATCGCTAGACGCTTCCCAATCGTATTTTCGTGACTCAATGGTCGAAGGGTAAGCAACGAAGTAGCGACCGTCCGATAGCAGGTCAACACCTTCGGTCAGCTTGCACGACCTAATTTCAGGGTCATACGTGGCGATGTGATGCTGGCCACCACCGGCGGTCAATTGCATCGGGCCATCGGGGACGTCACCATTAGCTTCAACCCACTTTGTCCATGACTCTTCACCACCATTGCGAGGGTCAACGTCAAAGACAACGATGCCCGACTTAACACCGGCAGCAATGCCGATATTAAATTCAGGGTTTTGCGCCCACCAGATGGCTATCTGTTCGGGGTCGGTCGTGGCGTCCTTAACTCCGTGTTGAGTCGCCGGTATTTTGCCGTTGGGAACAACTGGAATAACGTGCCATCCCCACGAAGCATAGGTCAGAGCTGCTTCAGCTTTGGTTGGCATTTTTGCTCTCCAAGTAGTCGCTCAATGCCACCAGAACCTTATAGGTCGGGTTGGCTTCGGGGTTGTCTCTAATATCACGAATCGTATTGATATGAATACCAGTCGATTCGGAAATCAAACCCAAGCGCCTATCTTGCAACAGCAGTTTTATCTTATCTAATGTATAAATCATATAATTTATTGTTGTTTCGCTTCAAAAGGTGTTGACATCGTACATCGATTAGATTTATATTGCAAGCAATCGCCAACCAGATACCCTGACCGGCGACATTTAGGAGAAGGAAAATGAAATTGTTCAAAGCTAATTTCTACCTGAATTATGGGTATGAATTAATTGAAGTTTGGGCGCGGTCAAAATATGACGTTCAAAAGCAAATTGAACGCAAATTCCCAACCGCTTACGACGTTTGCGTTTGGTCAATTTGAAGGAGAAAACAAAAATGATTATTTCAAGGGATGCAAAAGCCATCTATGCGCAACACGGCATCGACTTAGATGATGTTGACGCCGTGCTGGTGGCGCATAACTGCAATGTAAAGGCCGAAAACAGCGGCAAGACTGCCCAAGAATGGGCGCATCGCTGCGCAGCCGCAGAGAACGCCGCAACCGATTTGACCTATGCGGAGGTGAGCCGTGGCCATTAATCTCAAATCAACCGGCAACCTAGCTGGCAATGGCGTCAAGTTACTGGTGTACGGCCAAGCCGGTGCAGGTAAGACTAGCCTTGCTCCAACGCTGCCTAACCCAATCGTTTTAAGCGCCGAGGGTGGCCTCCTATCAATTCAGGATGCCGAGCTGCCTTACATCGAAATCACCACGATGGCCGAGCTTCAAGAGGCTTACAAATGGCTGGCTGAATCTGCCGAGGCTGCGCAGTTTGAATCGGTGGCCATTGACAGCATCAGCGAAATTGCTGAAGTCTGTCTGAACTACGAGAA